TATCAAGGTTAATCTTCTTCAATGTGCCATTAGCGAACTCAGCGTACTTGTTTATTTCCTTAGTGATCTTAGCTAAGTCTTTAGCATCTACGTTTATGTCCTCAAGACGTGCTAATGATTTAGCTACCTTATCTGGATTGACTGCTAGATCAGCGAACTTGTTCACAATCATCTTAGCTGCAAGTTGGTGCTCAAAGTGCCGAACAGAGTTCATACCCGAAGCATAACCTAAAGCTGTGTTAGCCTTACCTAAACCTTTATCAATTACCTGCGCCCATGTAGATGAATCTACAGCATCAGTTATCTTATCATCAAGGATTATATCAGGTCTGTACAATAAATGATCATAGTCGAAGTCACCTAGTAATGGACGTAATTCATCTATAATAGGGTCTTTACCTTTCTTAACTGTCTTAGCTAATGTAAATAGTTCCTTAACAGAAGGCATAGACTTAGCAGCAGCTTTAATACCCATACGACCTACTATTGTACCTAACTCAGCTAACTGAGCAGCACCAACCATACCAAGTGAACTCACTGTGGCTAATTGTTGTAGTCTACGTGCATTAGCAGCAACACCACCCGCAATAGGATAGGCACTGAAATAACTACGTACATCGTCTAAGTGTTCACCTAGCTTATCATCACCCTTGGCATCTAGAGACTTAACCCTAGCATTGTCCTTAAGTGCAGCACTCTTTAATGCATTCCACTTACCCTCAGATGTAATACCCTTTTTAGCTAATGCCGATCTGCCAGCAATCTCACGTACATAAGATGAAGCGAGAGTATTCAAATCATTATCAACTAGATCAGTCATACGGATACCGTTACGATTCATAGTCATATCGATACGGGTTCTACTCTTAGTAAATCCCGGCCCCGCCTTAGCTTCTCTAGAATCTAGCTTACGAATGAATGCAGATATAGTTGTGTCGCTTAATCCCATTCTATTTAATTGTGAAGCTAATTGATCACGTTGGTTCTTCTTAAGTAAACCAGAAATGTCAGCATCTACACCAGCACGTTTATCTAGAGCACGTTTAATTACTGCATCAGCAATCTCTTGTGCCATATCTTCATCTAAGCCAACTGACTTATAAGAGTCTGTAATTAATGCTTTAACATTCTTCCTTCCATGCTTAGCGAATGCACTGAGCATATTCTTACCGTTCCAATGTAAAGGTACATAACCAGCGCGTTCAGATATTTCCTGCATAGATTCTACACCGGACTCTTTAGCTATCTTTAATGCAGTAGTCATCATATCATCCCATGCATCAGCCGCAGCTAATACGTGTGGATCAATATCGCGTACATCTTTACCAATTACTCTGTGCTCTAATACATCACGTACTTCACCATAAAAGCTATCGTAACCTTCCTTCCAGAAATTACGTTGCATGAAGTTAAGGTTCTTACCCTTAGCCCATAGACTGTAGTTCTCATTTAAAGGTACAACTCCGCGAGATAGAATACGTCTACTGTAGACATCTAAATATTGTGCAGCAGTCTTACCTTGGCCTTTAACTGAACCTGTACCACCTTCTAATAAATCAAATGCAATCTTCTTAACTACATTAGATGGACTATCAATCAATCTAGTATAATCAGATGAAAGTATCTTAGAACGTACCGCAGCAGTATGAGTACCACTATCATCAAGTTGTTTCTGTATCTGGTTATCAGCAGCCCAATCGTTAGAAGTATCAATTACATCATCTTCTCTACCTGAGGTTTCAATGATCTGGTGATCTACTTCACGGTTACGCATAGCGCCTGCATCGTCATTACCATCAGGTACAACGAAGTCATCAGCTATCTTAATATCCATTTCAGCACGTAGCTCTCTAGATGCATAAGCCATATCTTCTTCTAACGACTTCCATGAGCCAGCTACGGTCTCTGTAACGATACTCTTATCTGTTGGAGTGTAACCTACCTGTTCATAGATTGCGTCAAGCTTAGAGGCTGTGTCGCTGTCTAATGATGCTCTATGGTCTATCTTACTAAAGTCCTTAGCGATACTCTGCTTAACTTTCTTAGAGGCAGTTGTTATATCGATATTCCTTAATCTATCATGTAGGGAATTAACCTTGACATGAGTATCTATATCGATAGGCCCTTCTCTACGTACGATCGCACTTTCAATTTCTTTACTTATAACCTGAGGCCGAGGTGGGCCTACTGCTACAAATGGATCAGGACTCTCACTGTCACGTACAACGGGAGCTTCACCAGCTTTAACGGTAGGTGATATCCTCGGTACTTCTGGTACATCTAATCTAGTTACTGGACTCTTACTTAGGACAGCACCGAACGCACCACCTAGAGTGAATCCAAAGGTTGTAGCATACAGTATATCTTCTGCATCCTTAGTCTTCATACCTGAATAGATCAATGACTCAGCAGCGCCCGCAGTTGCAGCCGTAACTAAACCTGTCTTTATTGCAGATGTTAATCTAGCTCCTTTATCAGCCCATCCATATAATGCACCTAATGGTACAATGTTCTCAGGTGACAGTATGCCAGTTATTAATTGTGCTGCTACACCTTCATATCCGGCAGCAGCTACTTGACGTTTACCATCTAATTCATCTTCGATACGCCACTTAGTATTCTGAGCTTCTGCTAGGCTATCTGCCTTAGCTAGTTCATACCAGTACTCTTGTGGTATATCTTTGTTTAATTCAGCTTTGTGTTCATCGTAGTTGAAATCATAATCTATTGGGAAGTCTTTCTGTCCCTCATACATGCTTATCAAGCCACGTGTTAATAGGTTAGTTTCCTCAGATGCCCTTTTCAGGTTACTAAAGAAACTAGGTTGTTCTACTTCCTTTTCAGGAGGTGTATAGAAATCGAACATTTGAGGTCGTTCCTTGACCTCTGTTTCAGGAGTGGCCAATACTTCGTGTTCATTATTTAAAATATCAGCCATGTGGCCTCCTTATTTAGCTAAGGTAATACCCTTAGCAATCAGATCATTTGAATACGGTTGCTTACCATTTTCATGTTTAACAATAGCCTTAATTAACTCAGGCATATACTTCTGGACATCGAATGACTCATCAGGACTAACACCAATACTGTCAGCTACAGATTGAATGTACGAGGTAGTATCATTCTCTGAATCAGGCGCATACTTGTTAAGTATACCTTTTACAGTGTTAAGTTTATACTTGTTCTGGTAAGTAGTTAATACTTTAGCCAGTGCTCGTATGCCATGTTCAGGTGTCTTAAATGTCTCAAAGCTTTTATCTGAGCCAGATACTTTACCTTCCCAATCACTAGAACTTATTCGTATGTTACCCGGATTATTATTACGTAGTCCTCTTTCTGTATACTTACTATTGTCAAATGTAGCAGGAGTCTCTGCACCTTTAGGATTTAATACGCCTTCCATAAGTTTAGTATAACCATCAACGTCACCATCTTGTAACAGTTTCAGTTGCTTCGAGTTAAGCATAATACCACCAGTATACTGCTCCTTCATGAACTTAAGGTAGTCTAATTCTTCCTTAGACTCAGTACCATACTCTTGAGCAAGTTTACGATCAGCTTCTACAGCAGCCTTATCATCCTGTTCACCTTGCCATATACCAACACGTGATTCCATTACATTACGACCAATGATATTACCATGGGCCATTTCAGCAGTTTCTTTAGTGTAGATACCAGTTTCAATAGCAGTCTGAATTAACTGTCTACCTGCATCAGCCTCTTGAGCACTAATGCTCTCATCTTTCTCAGCCTGTACGCGTTCAGCTTCCAGTACATCAGTAGTGAAGTTAGCACCGACATTACTCATACGTGCGGGGATAACCTTTGTGATCACACCGTACTCATTCTTTACACCAACAAGTAGTGCTTTACCATCAGCAGGGTTGCCTAACAGTACAGTATTAGCCCGGTCGATAGTAGGATCAGCCTTAGTAAGTTCATCATACATATAATCCATAGCATCATTAACACGATCTTGTGGTACTGCTAATCTCTTATAGAAAGGTGTACCGCCATTAAATACAAACGCATCACCTAACTGTTCGCCCGTTTTAAGCATTGTGATACGTGCGTACTCAACAGCTTGCTCAGGGTCTTTCATACCTTGATTTAATGCAATATTTGCTAAACTAGTTAATCTAGTACTAACCTCTGCCTCGTTATTAAGTGAGGTCGTTAGCCCATGATTAAAGTTAAAGAATCCCTTACCGAGTACATTACCAACTGCATCAGATATATCTTCATTGAACTGGTCACGCTGGTCACGTGTTAGTTCTTGCCGCTTAACACGGTGTTCCTCTAACATAGTAACAGCAGAGCCTAAATCCATACCACCGTAAGTAGTAGCAGCTTTAGTGTCTAAAAACAACTTTAGTTGGTCTTCTCCTAAATGCTGGGATAATAGATCAGGTGCATCAGCATAGTACTGACTTGCCTTTTCAAATGCAGGTTGGAAGTTAGGGTGTAATGTGCCATCCTTTAATGGTACAGCTAATCCAGATGACAGCTCCGTCTTTATAGAACCAATTACAACACCATTCTTTTTCCACACATCTTTAACGGCATTATTAGCCTCGTCAGGGGTCAATGTAGAATCAGTTAAGTAATCCTTCTTGATAGCCTCAAAAGTCTCTTGTACCTGCTTAGGCTCAACATTAACCTTACCTATATTACCTGCTAACATTTCACTCTTGAATAACTTGTTCTTTGCAGATACAGCTAATGCACGTTTGAATATAGCCTCTTGATTTATGATGTAATCATTAGTAGTTCTATTAGGGTACTTAGTTTGATACTGTTCAGCTATATCTCTGAATTCCTCAGTTGTCTTAGCATTCAGTACAGCCGATTCAAATTCACCTGTGTCACTCTGATACTTAATATCAAGCTTACGTTTCTGCTGAGTATGGAATGAAGCTTCTGCACTAGCAATCTTACGTTCCTGATCTACATCTAATGGGAACTTATTCGAGCGTACATAGTTAAGGACAGATGGATCACCTAGCTCTAAGCCCATAACTGCTAAGTCACCAGCTAACTGCTTACGTATACTTTCATTCTGTACAGTAGGTAATTTCAATGCAGACTCTAATGAAGCTCTTGCATTCGATTCACCTTCTACGTCACCAGATGATCTAGCTGTTTGTATAGCTATGATATGATTACGTACATCACCAGTTGCCTGAGAGATACCATCAGCAGTACGCTTCTTGTAGTTAGCCTCTGCTTGATATCTACCTAACTCACCTGAGTAAGTTGCTAAGGATTCAGTCAAGATAGCATCAGTCTCAGTGTCACCTGTGAACATCTGTTTAACATTGTCAGCTAACTTAGTGGCGTATGTCTCAGGATCATCATCGTTTAGTTCATTATCAACTAATTCTTTCTGACTCTGTAACCATGACTGTGCTTTAAGTTTAGCATCTAGTGCTTTAAAACCACGTCTAGTTGGTGCCGCTTCTTTACCTGTTAATGCACCAGCACTGGCGCGTAGAGATTGACCAGCCACATAATTGGCTTTAGCTTCTTTCTCTAACTCACGTACGCCCATACGTTCACCGAACTTGGCGATACTTTGGAGAGTGTCAGCATTAAAATTACTACCAACTTTAGATACACCGTAAGTATCCTGTGCTTGTACTTGACTTGGTGCGGCTACACCTGTAGCGTTAGGATCATTTATTGCTTCACGTTGTATCATAGTTATACTCCATAGCCTTGTGCAGCGTAGTACTTATCCCCTGCATTAAGTGCAGTAGAGAATGCAGCTAATGCCACAGATGGTTTAGCTTGTAAGATGGTTCTACTTCTAACCCTAGCCTCGATAGCACTACGGTTTTCTTCTAAACTAAATATAGTACTGTTAAGTTTTTCACTTGAATTGAATTCTGACTTAGCCGCATTACGTTCTATGTCAAGTATACTGTCATCAATACTCATACCAGAAGTACCAGCCGCAGCCGCAGCCACAATCGCTTGTGACCGAGACTGCATTCTGGCTGTATCTATATTAATGGTATTAGCTAAGTGCGACTCTTTAGCTCTATTTATGTTAACAGTGTTTAAAGCCTGCTCTCTGTCACCAGCGATACGGGCTTGTCGATTGTTTTCTTGTGCTTGCTTGAATGCTGCTTGGGCTTGGAAGTAGGACGCAGCACCGCCGAGTACCGCACTTCCCGCCATAACTGCTGCGCCTACTGCCATAGTTATCCCCTTGGTCTTATTACACGACGACCACGTTTATAAAATTGCCCTTCCCATTCAATATCAACTACTGTCAAAGGGTAGGGTGAATCAGTTCTAATGTTTATTTCTGCCTTATTAGCAGCATGTCTAACTGGTACAGGGAACGAGCCAGTAGTTAAGTCATACTCACCTACAGTTGCTGATACCTCTCCTAGTACACGTCCTGAATTACGTTCTGTGTAACTATACTCACCAATTACATCTACATCAAATGGGCCAGATGAATCGAAATTGATGAACATTTCACCAATAGTAAATTCACTTGTACCAATAACCAGACCGTTATCATCACGAATTCTAGGCATTGTAGGTTTCACTGAGCTTGTATACTTAGTACCTACATAAACAGTACCACCAAGCATATCCCTTTTAAATGTAATTGTTGTACCATCATAGGATAGTATCTCAACACGTAGTCCAGGATTCGGACAGCCTGTACTTTGTATAGCATCTAACAATGTTATATCGGTAGGTAATGATGTAACCGTCCCTGTAGTACTTGCTATTACTTCTACACGTCGATCTAAGAACACATCTTCACCAAGCACAAGCTCAGTGTCAGTATTGATTGATAGAGTTAGAAAGTGTAAGTCCTCACCTATGTATACAAGTATATCTAGATTGTCTGCTCTGAATGCAACATCAACGATGGAAACGTCATCACCGAATCTCCATTCTGACCACGCCTCTTGTACCTTCTCACTTCTATCCCATAGATGTTCATACAAGTATAGTATGTTAGATGGGCCTGCTAGTGTAGCAAGTTTATTAAGGTTAGTGCTTGATGCTAACCTGCGTATGGTTCCCGGTATATATCTTTCTACCGCTACCGTTATCGCAGTTGCGTTATTAGTATCAAGGTCACTGTCCGTATAGAACTCACGGATACCACTATAAGTACCAGAGTCTACAGCAAAGTAGATGTTCTGACCACCCTGTGCAGGAGGTGTCTGAGTTTGTATCTTGAATGCAGTTGTCTCAGTCATGGTAGCAGTACGTGGAGTGATAGCAGGTGAACCCGGTATCTTAAATTGACGTTCATTAGAGAATACAATTATATCATTGTTATGCTTAGTACCATAAACTAATTCATTCACTGTACTTGATACAGCAGATAGACCTATAGGCCCGTCATCAAGTAATGTATTAACCGTCTTTTTCCAGAAGTTAAAGAAGTCAGAAGTAACTGACAGCATTACATATTCACCAGCTAACAGTACTAATCGATCTTGAAATGTAAAGATGTCATTAATAGGTTTACCAATGAACTCAGGAACCTTATCAGACTCAGTATCACCAACTATCTTATTAGCCCAAGGTAGGGATAATTCAGTAGCTGTACCTGCATCTAAGTCCAATCCAGTGAATGTCATTAAGTGTGGCATAGTAGTTGTATCGATTAGATACTTTAGATTAGGCTGTAGTGTCTCTATCCATTTACCTGCTTGAAAGAATAAATCATCATCAGTAACAGTTGTTGTAGTATCTTCCGCCTGAAACAACATATAAATATCATCAGCTTCACCAGACGCACCAGTAATAGTATATACAGAGCCATGTGCTGCTCTCGTTGGTAGGTTTATAAATGAACTTACTGCGTTGCTGCTTGATGTCTTCATAGCCCCACCACCAGTACCATCATGACTAGATACACTGTATGCTAAGTCTGCTGTCTTTGGGTAGAGTATGATAGAGTCGCCTTTACGTTTGATATTAAAGTTAGCAAGTATTGTTGCTTCTGCGATTAATAGTGTTTCAAGTTCCTCTGCTATTTTGTCCGTGGCTATTGCAGCCTCTGCGCCACCAGCAGTACTAACAGGAGTAGTATGAGTAACTGAGTAGGTTGTACCAGTTATAACGACACTCACTGTATAATCTCTAGAGTACTGTCCTACATCAATCGATACTCTAGCAGAGTCTAATAGGTAAGCTGTTGCCAGTACGAAAGGATAACTTAGTGTAGCATCCATAGCAGGTACAATATTAGTATTAACAACAAAGGTAGTATCCCCTATTGTAATCATTCTAAGGTCACTTCTAGGATCAGCTATACTTATGTAAGTTAAGAACGCTGCTGATATAGTATCTGTACCCGCCTTTATTGCACCTGTCTCTGCATTAATAATATATACAGTAGTAGCGTTAGGTACAATTATAACATAATACTTACTTAAATCAGAAAGCTCCATGTAGTACGTGAACGTCTTACTAATATCCACAGCACCAATGTTGAATTGATTCAGGAATTGAGTAGGCGGTCGTCTATGTAACATTCTAACAGGATCAGATGTCATGTTAATCTGTTCTGTTACCTGTCCTTCTAAACGCTGTCTAACAGGTTGTTGAGACACGCCTTGTAATAAGGCTCCTAAAGAACCATCTACTCGCCTAGCCATATTAATCTCCGGGTCTAAAATTTAATCTGTTGTGACTTAATGGACTGACACCGCTTTGCATACGTAATGAACCCGCAGATAGAAGAATGTTAGATCGTCTATTTCGTTGCTCAGATTCTCTTATACGTAACCAAGCAGTCATCGTATCATCCCTTAAGTCTTTAACTCTAACAGGATCACCATCGAAGTCTGATTGGAACTTACGTGCAGCATCATACTGTACATAATTAGCTGCTACAAATGGCAGCTCAGTAAAGTCTAACCGTAATAGCATTTCTACCATTACAGGTTCTGTGAATGTATATGTGTTATCTCGCGGGTTATAGATTCTATTTCCGCGTGTAGTCAAATACGTGAATGGGTCTTGTGTCCGTACCTCTAATGCATTATTAGGGATAAAGATTTCACCTGAGACATTCGGTGATAATTGAAAACTCAATTCCGTATTGAACCACCAGCTTTTAGTCTGTAGCTCAGTACAAGAATTCTTTAATCGTAACTGTGCTGCAATTACATCAGGGTTAGTTGTAGTTAAAGAGCTAACAGGAGCCTTACCTACTGCCCCACGTATTAGATTAACTGCATCAAGTTCAGTTAAGAACGCCATACTTTTCTCCAAACAAAAAAAAAAAAGCCCACCTCAGTTAAGAAGTGGGCCTGTTATTACGCTGCTCGAACAATACCTGCATGTTCTGCGCGGTTGGCTGTTACAGCGAATGCTAACCATGAATCGATGAACCACTGTAGCTCAGTCTTCTGGTAGTAAACATCAGAAGTTAGAGGAATAGTCTCACCAGCAAGCAATGCCTTAGGTAACATTACGATAACCTTAGTCTTAGCTTCGTCCACAGATACATCGTATGCTGAGCCGTTACCAGTGTTAGACAAGAAGTGACCAGTAATCGCAGCCTTAGGGATACGGTTAGTCTTAATAAGTGGTAAACCACAAGACTTAAGAACCATACCAGTAGCAACGTCACCATTACCCATAGAGTACTGAGAGTTAATCAGACGATCATTACGGAGTAAAGTGTAATACTCAGTAGGGCCGACTAGAATAACACCACCATCTAGATCTACATCTTTAAGCTCAATGCCTTCACAGACATCCTCGATAGCTTTCTGTAGCAAATCTGGATCAGATTCATCACCAGCAGTAGTAAGAGTGACAGTAGTACCGCCGTACCAGCCGGGTGGCAATGCAGTCTCACCAGCACCGGGAGCCTGAGGATCAGGAGCAGCTACAATCAATGCAGCTTTAATAGCTTGAATGATAAACGCTTCATCGAAGAACTTACCAATCTTCTTACCATGTTCTTTACCTAGTTCAGATCGAACTGAGTAGTGAGCTTGGAAGTCGTCAAGCAATGCTACGTTGTTACGTGCCAATACAATAGTATCAACCTTAACAGATATATTACTGAACTGTGCTACAGAAGCATCAGGGCGAACACCCGGTACTACTTTCTGTAAAGTCGCTTCACCTACACGATCATTGGTTACTGTGTCAGTACCACGGATCGGTTTAATATTTACATAGTTACGCATAAAGGAGGCTTTAGCGAATGTACCTTCTACTTGACCACCGTACTGGTCGATGTGCAAAGGAAGTGTTTCTGACGCTGTACCTACTGCTGCTAAATTTAGACCTGAACGTGACAAGCCACTTGAATCGGTTGGATAACCCATAGTTATTTCCCTAGTTTAAATTGTATGTGTGCGTTTGAATTGCATTCTTAGCTACACTGATTTCAAAAATTACACACCATTCTGCATAGAAAATATTCTACGTTCATGAAGTGCCTTTGCTTCTGGGGAATGTTCCCCTGATTTACGTACGACTACATCAAGTTGCTCTACATAATCTATACGTGAAA